AATTGCAAGAGAAGAACCTGGAAGACTTGCTTCTGAACACATCAACTGAATTTTACCCTGCCTCTTCTGTCCTCTATATTGAGATAGACCAGCAGGAATGTCTAGTCCAACTTCAAAATGAGAAGTAGTTGCAGGTGAAAGTAAATTTGATTTAATGTCTGAGACTGACCTTCTAATAGGCATTTATAAATACTATTTGACATTATATATTATGTATAAGAGATGGCTGAAAGTAAAAAAAGTATCTTTAGACCTACTAGACCAAGAAAGTATAGTGGTGACGTAAATAATATTATATGTCGTAGTTCTTGGGAGACAAAATTTTGCAAGTGGTGTGATCTAAATGAAAATATTATACAATGGGGAAGCGAAGAGTTCTTTATACCATACCGTGCTCCTGATGGTAAAGTTCGGAGATACTTTCCAGACTTTATCATCAAAGTAAAGGAAAGTAATGGAGAAGTTAAGACATATGTTATAGAAGTTAAACCTGCTAAACAAACTAAACCACCAAAGCAAAGAAAAAAGGTGACTCAATCATACCTCTACGAATGTAAAACCTATGCTACCAACCAAGCAAAATGGAAAGCAGCATATGAATGGTGCAAAGATAAGAGAATTGAATTTAAAATTGTTACTGAAAAAGAATTAGGTATCCATCATGGTAGATAGTTTTGGATTCAATGCTGCAGAAGAAGCAGAAGATAATCGTGTCAGACAATATTTAAGTGACTTGAATAATAGAACTAATGATCCAGAAGAGATGATGCTTGAGATCATGGAAGCATTAAATGATACAGTAACTCCCATACCAGAAGTAGGAAATTTCTATACCTTTGTATATAATGCCAAGACTCCTGGTGAAACATATGATCAACATCCTTTGATTGCATGTACCTCATTAGAGAGATGGGGATTCAAAGGTCTTAACTTTCATTGGAGAAAATCAAGAAATTATACATGGAATGAACTAGCAGGACAACTTTATATTGTTCAGAGAAATGAACTTGATGACCTACTTAATATACCCTACGGTAAATTCATTCTCAATCCTCGCTAAATAATAAAAAACGCATACTATAATGGCAGTTACTAGTAAGATAGCAAGAATAAGAGTCGGTCCTAATGCTAGAAATAAGACCACACTTTATACTGCAACAAAAGTTACTGGTCCTACAGGCAACCCACCCCAATATTCAACACAGATTATACAATACAGTGATGCAAAAGGAAGTAATGGTGTAGTAATAGGAACACAAGATCAAAATAATCCAGGAAAAATAACATGGAATGATAATGCTTCTGACACAGCACAAAAATATCAACAAACAATATCAAAAGCATCTACCACCCAAGTCAAATCAGTAAGTAATGATATTGCAACCACTGCAGAAGAAAAAGCAGCACTTAATAAAGTTTCAGGTTCTAATAATGCAGCAGTAAATTCAGGAACAGACTCAGCAAGACCTGCAGGTGGACAAGGAAACCAAGATATTAATAGTCACAACACACACAATAGAGGTGGAGCAGGTGGAGGAGAAGATAATAGTGAAGGTGTTGGTGTAAATGAAGAAGTAGATTCTCAAACTCAAGTTACAAGTAATGCTGCATCAGGAACAAGAAAAAGTTTTGATACTCTTCTAGTTTATCCAACTACTTTAAGACAAAGTAATCAAGATACAATTCACTTTACAATGATGGAATATGTGTCTAAAGGTCTTGGTGGTGACAAAGGACAATTTGGTGGATCTCAAAGAACTACTAGTGGAAGAAGTATAGGAAGAGTAGTTCTACCTATACCTGCTGGAATCAATGATAGTAATCAGGTCAACTGGGCAAGTGGTGAAATGAATGCTGGTCAAATGGCACTTGCACAAATTGCTCTTACTGGTATAACAAAGGGTCTTACAAAAGCAGGAGAAGAAGCAAGAGATCAAGTTAATAAAGCACTTGGAGCTGGTGCAGGTGATGTAAAAAGTGCAATAACACAAACTATTGCAGGTGCTGCTACAGGTGATAGCAAAGCACTTATGCAAAGAACCACTGGTCAGGTAATCAATCCTAACATGGAATTATTATTTGGTGGTCCTCAATTAAGAGACTTTAGTTTTGCCTTTAACTTTACAGCAAGAAGTGTAGGAGAAGGTAGAACTATACTTCGCATTCTTCGATTCTTTAAACAAGGAATGTCTCCTATCAGATCTGAATCTAATCTATTCTTAAAGTCACCACATACCTTTAAGTTAGAATATAAAAATGGTAGCAGAGATCATAAAGCATTAAATAAGTTTAAGGAATGTGCTTTAAAATCTTGTGCTCTTCAATACACACCTGATGGTAACTATGCAACCTTTGAAGATGGGGTCATGACCAAATATCAAATGACACTAGGATTTACTGAACTTGAACCAGTATTTAATGATGATTATGCATCATTCTCCAAAGACGAAATAGGTTATTAAAATGTCAAACTACTTCAGCAAAGTTCCAGATTTTGAGTATGTTAGCAGACTTCCCGATGCTAAAATATCAGACTACATTACAGTAAAGAACCTATTCAAGAGGGGAAAATTAAGAGAAGATATCTTTCAAGACTTAACTCTCTTTACCAAATATAAAATCAAAGGTAATGATAGACCTGACAATGTTGCTTTTGATTTTTATAGTGACTCCAACCTTGATTGGTTAGTATTACTTTCTAATAATATTCTTAATGTGCAAACTGAATGGCCGCTATTAACAAATGAATTTGATAGATATCTAGTAGATAAGTATGGTGTTGTAGGAATAGGTGAAATTCATCACTACGAAACAACTGAAGTGAAGAATACTTCAGGTGTAGTCATTGTTAAAGCAGGATTAACATGCGAATCAGATTACTCTGTTACCTTTTATGATACTCGTGTTTCTGGTTACACTACTAAATCAAATATTGCTGTGCCAATAACCAATTATGAATATGAATCTAAAATTGAAGACGCAAAAAGAAATATATTCCTACTCAAGCAAAGGTATGTAAATATTGTGAAAGATGATATGGATGATATCATGCCATATAAAAAAGGTTCTACTCAGTATGTGAGTAAAACCTTATCTAAAGGAGAAAATATTAAACTGTTTAAGTAATTACTCGTCAGCTAACTTTTGAAAGTAACTTAAAGCATCATCCTCTTCTGAACTAGCAGATGCTACAGGAGCAGCAGCGACTGGTTCTTTGCGAGCATTAAAGTCTGGTGTAAATGAACCACGACTATTATCCTCATTAAAAACCTCTTCATCTACACGACGAGCAGGTTTCTTATGTCCTAGAACATAATCAAGACGCTTCTTCAGGTCATCATATGACTTGAATTGATCTGCAGCAGTTACAGCAGCAAGAGAATACTCTTTACCCCATAATGCTTCTAGTGCATCTTCATCTTCAAGGAGTGGAGATACTGTATCGAACTCTGACTTATCATAGTTCCAGTAACCATCCTTCTTGACGATCTTCAACTTGAAGTTAGCACCTTGCCAGAAGTCAAAAGGATTGATTGGAGTTTCATCCTCAAACTCTGGTTGCATTGCTTCCATAACCTTATCAAAGATTTTCTTACCAAACTTGTAGAGGAATACTCCACCCTCGTTTTGAGGATTGGTAGGATCTTTTACGACATAGATGTTTGCATAGTAGGAAAGCTTACGCTTCTGTCTACGAACAACATCCTTGTCGGATTCATTACCACTGTTCCAGAGTTCACGATTGTATTCGGAAACTGGATCCTTGCCACCTGTTGTGGTCAAAGAGTTTTCAATATACCAACCACCTGGTCCTTGAAATGCATGGGAATAAACTTTTGCCCACGGAATATCTTCGCCTTCTGGTGCTGGTAAGAAACGGATAACAGCATAACCGTTACCTGTTTTATCTACTTCTGGTTTCCAGAGTCTTTCATCTGCTCCACCACTAGTAGTGTTCATCTTCTCCACTTCTTTAACCAATTTCTGGGTTAGAGATCCTAGAG